CAAATTTCGCAACGCGGCCAACGGCAACGACCAGCGCGACGCACCACTATCCGCAAAGCGCCGAGACCCCAAACGCGGTGCGCATTGGACCGTGACGCTGATGATGTGGGCCGCTGCCTTCATCGTCGTGCTCATCATCGTGAAGCACTTGCGCTAGGCGGCGAGCGCCACCGGCTTGGCAGCACTGGCCCAATACGACGATCCATCAACGGCGACATAGCAACGTATGTCCGCGATATCAAACTCCGCGCAGAGCGTCGCGAGCACGTCCTTGAGCGCTTCGGCACAAGACACCTGCCCCTGCTCAATTTGGTACACGACCGCTTCCGGCACGTTGATGCCGCGACTGGTGTAGTACTTCTTCTTGTTGAATCGGGCACCGCCCATGTCCTTGCCGATGTACTTGGCGATGTAGCTCGCCAGCGCATCAAGCTTCCATTGCTTGCCGAAATGCGCGCCCTGCGGGTTGCGGATATGGCAGTACCCTTTGCCGCGACCGCCGACGACCTTTAGCCATGCCCTGCGCGCGAGATTCAGCGCAGCCCGCCCGGAGACAGCGACGTGCATGTGCCATGCGCCGCGTTTCTGCGGCTCGGGGACAGCGATGTAATGAAACTCCCTATGCCGCGCCATCAAGCGCCGGAAGCCATCCCAGAGCCTGAGGAAGGTATCTAGGTCCGTGATGCATTCTCGGGTAGTGAGGGTAATCATGTGCGTGACGCGCGCAGTCTTGCAGCGCAAACGCACGTTCTGTTTAGCGCGCTTGCCAGCCGCCTTTGCGCTAGCCGCCCGTGCCTCTTTGTCGTCTTCGGTTTGCGGGGCAGCGCCGCGCTCGCGACGAGGACGATCGCGCAGTTCCTGCATGCGGTGGGTAACGCTGCGGCGGTAGCCGTTGAACTCGACACTGCCGTCATCGAAGGCGCGGACCTTGGCGACAATATCGTCGCGCCAGGGGCCAGTATCGAAGCCCTGAGCTCGAATTTGATCGCTGATGGCCTGCTGCCGCTCTATGGCGCGCTCGTCAGCCCAGGCGTCATTCCAGCGCTCGCAGTTCTCATAGTCTTGTGCTATCGTTTCTTCACGCATGGTAGGGTGTCCAACCGTTAGAGCTACCGTGTCGGCCCCGAGGCGTTGGCGCGCTTGCGGGGCTTTTTCTTTGGCCGGTCAGCCTGCGAACCCTTGGCACGCTTGGCTTTCCGTCCTCTCTTTCCGTTAAGTGTTATTACTACAAGTAGGCGGGGCTTCGCCCCGCCTTTTCCTCCGCATCCGCTCCGGAAAAGGCTGGGGCTACGCCGCGCGCTACCAGTGCCGATACGGTCGTTTCAACTCTCAGCCGTCGATTCTCCGCTACGCTCCAAATCGCCAACAGAGAGCCGAAACGACCTTGGCAGATGCAGCAGAACCCTACTGACGCGCCGCTCCGTGTGGACATGTCGGCTACGCCGACACCGTGGGCACAGACTACGGACAAGCCGTGAATAACGATGAAGCCGTTATTCACCACTTGCCCACAGTCTGCACCCACTTGCCCACACTGCGCAGCTTGCCCCGCGAGCGAGGTTTGATAGACCCCACCCCAAAACCGCCGCTCCGGCCCGCGTAGACGGTCCACCAGCGCAGTGAGCGGGCTTGCAGAGGGGAAGGGTAGGCCGCGCGACCGCGAGCGCCTCATGCGGACGTTGTCGCAGCGCGCATCGCGTTAAGCGGGAGCGATCGCGCAGCTTTGGCCTGGCGCCGCTCGATACGCCATTGCGCTTCAATCAACCGCTGCCGCCGCTCCGCGTTTCGCTCGCGCTGGAAAATGGCCTGAACGACCTTGCGATTGCGCGGCATGTCGGCGGTGACGCGCGGCCGAAACATGCTGATCAGCCCGCGTGTGGCGCGTATCCAGAGCGGAACATGCGCCTTGTGTTTGTACCCTTCCAAATGCCAGTGCGAGAGGTAGCTGAACGCGCCGTGCGGGTACTTATCGTCAAACACCTGCGTGGTGTCATAGCCCTCACGCACGTCCTTGCCAGTGAAGGTCATGCGCGAGCACACGAGTCCCGCCGGATCGACGCCCATGCGCATCACGCCGATATGGAACTTGGGGAGCGTGCCCTTGCTATAGCCCGCCGTGGCGAGCTTGATAGCCGGCGTGATGAGGGGAAATTGAATTTTGTCGATACGATGGAAGCGGACGGTGTATTCGATTAGCGATTCGCGCAGTTGCTTATCGACCTGATTCACGTGCTGCATGATGTAGTAGACATCCCAGCCGAACTTGCGAGCGTGAACCAGCCAATCCAACACCGGTTGCCGCGACGGATCCGAAAAGCTGCGCGCGTTGAGCCACGTGCCCATTTCATCAAGCACCAGAACACCGTTCTCGTCCTCGTTGAAATCTTTGCCGATATGCGGCTGGCCATCCTTGGCGATCCAGATGCCAGGGTTGCCGCTACCGAGCGCAATCAGATCGCGCACAGTCGGCTTGTCAGGAATGCGAATCGGACAAGCCCTGCAATCGCGCGGCAACAGCTTGTCAACATGCAAGTTCAGATTGGTCGCAACCCGCCGACCCTTGAGCATCGCATCACGCATGATGCGCACAGCGCCCGAGGACTTGCCCGTACCTTTCTTTCCGACCAGCGCATAGTCGCTCATGACATCACACCATCTTCATCAAGATGTTGAGCGTGCGAACTTTCCAGACGTACAGGCTGCAAGCCGTGAAGGCCGCAACCCAGCAAGAAAACGCAATCGACGTCACGCTATTGAAGATCAGGCCGACGCCCATGCGCAGCGCGTTGCCATACTTGCCACCAAACACGCTCACCGGCACACACGAATTGATGCAGGAGACGAACGACATGTATAGCGCAGCAAGCAGCCCGAGCGAAATGACCACCATCGCCAGCGCCCATGCCTTCCGTACATCGAAGAACTTCAAAAAGACGTTGACGAGAAAATTGAATAGCGCGAGCAGAAGACCGGAGAGGATCGGCATTTTTCGTTACTCCGTTACGAGAATCAGGACGCTGCCGTACTCTGCGCCGTGTCCTTGACCATGAACACCGCCGACAGCATCAAACCGAACGCGACGATCAAACTCATGATGTCCTTCGCGGCGTAGTACCAATCGCAAATCGCCGGCGACACCGTGATGTGGTTCTGCGGATCGACAATCGTCGGCGGCGTGCATGTCTCCGTGCCAAAAGTCGGGATCATGTTGAGGATCGTGAAGAAATGCGCGGAGCTTGATTGATGCTGCGCGTCAACCTGCGCCAACTGCCCATTGGCAGCCGACTCAAGACCTGACTCCGCTTGTGTCATGGCGCTCGTTTGCGTTTGCTGCGCACTATCGACGTCGGATTGTTGCTTTGTGCCAGTCTCATCAATCTGACACTTCGGGCTGCCGGCAATGCCGAGACCGCAAGGAATCGGCGACGAAGCGGGCGGCGGATTGGCCGCCACCGACGAAGCGGAATTCGGATCAGTCGTCGTGGTCGGCGTTGTTGTCGTTGTAGTCGTGCTCGTTGTGCCGTCCGGGTTCGTGGTGACCGTCTGACACGCCACCGCCACCGGCTTACTCGCCAACGTGGTCGCATCGCTGTTAGGCGAGACCGTGCAACTCGTCTGCGATGTCGTCGTGCCCGCAGCCGTCTGCGTAGTCGTGGTAGGCCCCGCTACCTTGCCGTCGGCGGGACTCACAATCTGCGCGGGCAATGCCTGCGTGCTCGGGTCCTGTAGCCAAGCAGCCCGTTCCGTCCAGGGCTCGAACCCCCAATAGTCCTTTGCGCGATCAGGATTGCCACTGAGCACCTGCGCAAGCTTGGGCGACAAATCCGGATACGTCACAGGCTGAAAAGTCGTGGGAGCATTTGGAGCGGGAGAACAACCACCCCCCGATGACACATAGTTCATCGCACAGCCCGCCCGCCACACCTGTATCGTAAATACCCCCTGATTCGGCGCCCCAGGATTCATCACGGACACATACACACAGGCACCGCCGTTACACGTCCCACCAGCCATCCCCTGAACTGTGTAGCCCGCCGCCGCCGCCGCCGCACCAGGGCTGTCTCGCGGTGCAGCCGGATCAACCCAATAGCTATAACCATCAAAGCCCACGTCACCCGATGCCGGATTCGACACCGTTTGCTTGCACCAGCCGTTCGGACTAGTCGTGCATTGGGTAATACCGTACTTGATCAAATCAACCGCCAGCATCGCCACAATCAATGGCCCGCTAGACGTAACCGCTCGCCCCGCAATCGTCGCAAGCGGGATCGAACGCAACTCATTGATCGCCACCGAGCCCAAGATCGTCGAGCCACGGCCAATCGCAACACTACCGGCTTCCGCCACCTGCAAGCCCGCAGGGCTGGCCGTCACCACCTGCGCAGTGTTGCGCACGAGATTCGGCATCAACTGGCCGAGCGTCATGTTCACCTGCGCATCGGCCTCGCGACACGCACTGAACAGAAAAAGAAAAGCGGCCAGTGCGAACAGCACCAGCCGCAGAAGAGGTCCGCCCCTATATCCGGATGCAGCGACCTTCATAGGCGTGACAGGCATAGAAGACCTCGTATTGGGGATCAAGAGTGGTTCCACACGCGGCGAGCGTGATGCCCGCCGCGATGGCCAACAGGCCGAGCCGCATTACTTGGACTTGCCGGCGACCTTCTTGAACATGCCCATGCCCCAGAAGCCGCCCACCGTGATGACGAGCAGAGCGAAACCAGCGGTGATGTAGGACGTGGCGCTGGAGTACAGGCCCTGAATGGCTTGCAGACCCGGGTCAGCCGGGGCGGTTTGCGCAGCAGCCAGACCCGACACCAGCACGGTCGATGCAGCGACAGCCACGGTAGCAGCGTGCTTCTTGATGGACGACAGATTGAATTGCATAGAACCTCCAGAAGAGTAAAAAAAGAAATCGGCGTAGGTCGCCACCCAATTCCCGAGTGCAGGGCCGCCGCGCCACGCTGCGCATGTCACAGCGGCCCTACACCCGTGAATCACGACAGGGACGTTTCCACGGCCCTGATGAAAATGCGCTGTTGTGTGCCAGCAGCCCAACCAATCGCCCACGCACACAGCAGCCAACCAATCAGCGACGTCATAGCTTGTGTCTCAAGTAGTGGAGAACATGAGCAACCAGACCCGTCACGAAGCGAAACACGACATAGCCCGCGAGATAGGGCCACACGTGCCGCAGCAACTCACCTAAGCCGCCCACCGATGAAGCCCAACGCGAACATCACGCAGATGCCGCTGTAGAAGAACAGTTCAGGGTTACTCAAGCCGTACATCTGCGACCTCCGCGTGCCTACATGTGGGCATCAACGTCAACACGGACAACACGAGTACCGTCGTCGTCATCCCGCACGCAAAGGACCAGATGACTTCGCGCAGGAAAACACTCATCGGCTTCTGCCACTGCGCGATCAGCAGGGCGAACCACGCGAACAGGAGCACCGTATTCAGAAACAGCAGCATGAGAATCCTCGCGCTCATGAACAGCGACCATCAAAGCCGCAGTACCCAGCCAAACGACAACCCAACACAACGCCGCCCGCGACATCAAATGCACCGCTTAACGAACCGACTGCCGAGCAGCACACCCACAAGCAACATGGCGAGCGCGCCAACGGACAAAAAAATCGCCTCACCCTCTGACATCGGCGGCGATACCGAAGCGGTGGAAGAACCGACGATGTAGCCAAGTAGAAATCCGAGCATCACCACACCCCCATCAATCCACCGAGGCGATAAAGCGCCAACCGCCCATGGTGATCACACACACCCGGTGCAAAATGAAACCGAAAGCCGAGGAAATCGACCAACTTGCCGCGAGCCCAAACCATGGGAAACGGCAACTGCATCGTCCTGTTGTTATGCGAATCAACCAT